TTAAAAAGAGAGGGAAGGTGAGAGCAATGTAAAACATCACCGTAAGCGCCATAGCGGCTTATTAATACTTTTTTCATCGTCGCACCTTCCCGCGTTATTTAGTCACTACCAGTGACGTAATCTTCTCTATATGTGACATAAAGTCTTACATTAGGGACAATAGTCGCTGTTCCTGCAAGCACTTCTACTGTCAAATCATCACCCGCAGCAAAAGAAGTCTCAGTCACAGCACCGTCTTTAACGGTAGCCGTGGCTTGAGTGCCAATTGCTAAGGTTCCAATCTGAGTTATTGCACCTGTACCGGCTGCTGATTTCCCAAGGGCTACGGCTAACACCGAACCTGTTCCACCTGCTACCATATACATGTTCGCATCTGTTACAGAAACTGGGTGCATAAAGGTCAACCGATTTAACTCGGTATCCGCTGCACGCGTCCCATTTAAAGCTCCCGTGTCAGCCAGAGGTAAAATCTGTTTAACACCGAAAGCTGGATCACTATAAGGTCTACCCATTTTATATTCCTCCTTTAGGCGCTAAAGATTCTAACGATTCGTTCAATACCAGCGTTGGTACTGTTCGAGTCATCGGTTGCAAGATGCCAGGTTTTCTTCCATCCAAGAATCGCATACCAAGCATATTTCTTAGAACGGCCAAGGTCATCCACTTCAAATCTGAGTTCTTCAGGCACCGCTACAGCTTCTGACACCGCTTCGTCACCGAAGATTAACCCTTCTCCGTAGGCACTACCATTCCCAATCGTATTAGAAAGAATGGCATTGTCTTCTACGAAACGAACCCCATAGTAACGGCCTACTTCATCGTTCAAACGATAAGAAGGTTCCGCATACTGTGCGATTGCTTGCAAGGTGTCATAAACTCCGCCCATAGCTTCAACAGATAGAATACCAATATAGTGGTTACCCATTTTAGGAATGTGACGTTTTTTCATGTACTCCACAATTCTTCGAATGTTTTTGTCCGAAGGATTGGTTGAGGCCGTGATAGTTTGCGCACCATTGGTTGTGAATACCGTAGAATCTGTCGTTGAACAGACGGCACGGTATTGAGCACTTTGAAACTCTGTCGCTACGGCAGAATCCAAAGTAGTTTTTTGATCATCGACTAAACCTGAATTGAATTCATTATCTAAAGTGAACTCACTTAAGGTTAAGACTTTCTCTGTTGCTTCAACGGCATTACCGTATTCCGTAACCACAATCGAATCTTTAACAAATTTGATTTGGTTAGATGGAACGGTTGCTGTTTCCACTAGAGTGCCGCCTTGTACATCGACTCTCAATCGTTTAGTGAACTGTACAGTATCACCACGACCTTTCCCTAAGCCATCGTGAGTTTTTGCAAACTGACGAAAGACCCAAAACGGAAGCGCTTGCTCCCGCATCTCGGCGGAAAGTTTAGGTGAAAACTGGGTAGTTCCATGACTGGTCCAAGTAGTTTGAGCCATTTGTTACCTCGCTTTTACACTGAATTTATTGGACATGGCTCGGTTTCGGTTAGCTAATTCATCAGAAAGTGAGAGTGTCTGCTGTTGTTTCACAGGGGCTACAGGGGGCGCTTGCCTCATGTTCCCTCCTGGGCCAGCCACGTTTACTTGCTGCGGGTCAGCTTGACCTTCCGTTCCTTGTCCTTGGTTTCTAGTTGAGTTGGCCTTTTGTATAAGGCCATCGAATTCATCCGCAGACTTTGCGAGAGCTTGCTCATAGCTCAACTGCGAATTATTATACATCAGCTCCTGAGCCTTTTGATTAAGCACATTCTCAAAAGGAGCTAAGTGAGGTTTGGTGGCTTTAATATTATTCATAGCCATCATCCCTTGCACCAACGCTGTGGTGGTATAACTGGCGTCATCTTTTGTCTCTTGGATAATATTAGCTAATTCCGCTTTGGCTGCCTGCGGGTCATCCAAAAACCCATTAACTACCTTATCCAATCGATCGTCTAAAGAAGGTGCTGCCTGCGCAGGTTGAGCATAGCTCTGCTGCACATTAGACAACTCATTGTATCTAGCTTCAAGAGTTGCCCTTTGGGTGTTAGCTTCATTCAGTTTCTGCTCAAGCTCTTTTAGCTTGGCCACTGGATCTTGCTGTGGTGTCTCCTGAGAACCTTCCTGCACTTGCCCTTCCGGCGCCTGTGCTTCTTGATTCACATTTTGAGTTTCCTGTTCTTCCATTTTTCTATCTCCTATCCTTGTTCTAATGCCTTACGCAAATTACGCTTGGCGCTTTCGCCAATATTGATCGTTGCTCCAATCTTTGAAGCCAATCGAACAGTGGCTCGTAAATCTGATTTAATCACAAATGCTCGTGATACATCATTCTCATCCAATAATTCCGTTAACTTGTCAGAGAAATCATCCTCCAACATCCCCTGGATATCACGCCAACCATTGCAGCGACGCAACTCATCCATTCTATCCGCTTTGTTTCGATTCTCTAACTCACGACGAATTAAAGCCTCTTTTCGATTAACGGCAGGTCTACTTGCTAAGACTTTTTCCATAAATTTCCTTTCTACGATTGTTGGGTAAAGGTTCCTCTATTGTTTCTTTGATCTTCCCAATTTCTTTCTCTAGCCTCCTAATCTGCCTCACCTTCTCAGGTTCTGGAGGGTTTAATTTAGATTTGTCCACCTTCGCCACCTCCTAATTGTTCTTGAACACCACTAAGAATATCTTGCATCTGAGTTCTCTCATCGGTATTTCGAAACAAATCATCTAAATCGGGGATATCAGAAGCTTGCAATAAACGCTTAAGAATACGTTCTTTCGCTAAAATAAGGTTCATAGTGGGGTCATTCTGCATTAATGTCAGAATATTATTCATTTGTTCCGGCAATTCTGATTTCTGTTGAAAATTCACTATGCCAATTGGCTCGAAATCAAGGTGCATTTGGCCTAAATTCTTCAAATCAATCTTAGGAGTAGTCTCAACAATGAATTCAGGGGGAAGTGTAGGGTCACCTTCATTAATATTAATGCGTTCGGTCTTCATGCCAATCTTCTCATTGGCTAACTTTTGATACTTATTGACCAATTTAGGGTGAGTGATAATCTTGAATACCTTCTTAGGAATGCCTAAAATGTAATCCTCAGTCACTTCTTGAGCGATCTTCATGAAACGCTTCTCAGTAGCGGCCATTTTGATCTGAGTTTGCCCTAATGTTTCCTGCCTCTCAAAAGAAGGGGAAGCCCCTTGGAACTGGCGGGTTACACCAGAAGCATCCTGGGATAATTGGTCAGCGAATGAAATATCTTTGATGATATTCTTAAGATTATCTTCCCCAAGATACTCCAAAGACGCTGCGTCCATCTTCCCAGGTTTCATGTACCACTTAGCCAGGGGCCTAAATTCTATAGAGTTAGGGTCAGCAACATCCCCTTCCGATACTTTGACAATACCCAAGGACTTGATCTTGGCCGAATCGAAACCTAGATTAACAAGTGAATTCGAAAGATCTTGGAGCCCTCGGATATTGAGACAGAATCCATTCCCATACACATGGTTTCTGCGCCTTTTTGTTCTACACATCTGGTAAGGGATAAACCCATAAGCATTAGGGTCATTACGTAAAATAACCTTCTCATCCGCTACCGTAATAGCACGCCATTCGTTACGGTATTGAACCTTAACCTTGCCATTAACGGTAACTTCCTCTCTGATCGGGAAGAACCCCCAGAATTCCTCAATATCAACCGAAGCATACTCCTCACTAATTTGGAACTCAGCATTGCCTTCTGAATTAGCTATCCCTATTAAAGTGGTCTTCTTAGCTTTCCCTGGCCCTTTACTCTGCAAATGCTCTAATAATTCGTCCCTACCCTTCTTGGTGTACTCCTCATTAGCCATAATATCGGCAATATCCTCGTTGTACCACTCCATAACATAGCGGGAATCTTCAAAATCCACGATAGCTTGAGGGTCGAGAGCACCACGAATGATAGACCTAAAAGAAAAGTCGATACCAGTACGGGTTTTAGAATCAATCATCTTCATTAAAGAAGTGCCAATATTGATAGCTTCTTGCAAAACAAAACCGTTATGCTTAAAAAACCCACCTTCATTCAAAATAATATTAATAAAACGTGTTAATTCAGTCTCTTGCTCACGATCCTGGTCATTATCAATCCCTTTTACCGTGAAAAACTGACGGCGCCCAGTGAATCCTAACAACTCCATCATCATCGCAGAGGCAGTCTCACTTACCTTAAATTGTAACGGAATAAATATCTTAGTTTGCCACTCATCCTTATCCTCCCATTCAGATGGGGGGACAATATTGATTTGATCCTCAATTTCCTGCCATTGTGGGGCGAATTTATCACGGTAAGTCTCAGCCTCGTAACGAATATTAGAAATAGTCCTTAAAAGATCCTTATCCCCCTGGTCGTTCTCTGCGCTAGGATTAGATTTAGTCTGTGCCGAGCCAAAACTAGTGACTGTCTTTGGGTTATCAAATAATTTAGCCTGTCCTAACGCCATTACGCTTTGCCTCCAAGTGAGTTATTTGGTTTGTAAGTGCACATATAACAGTGCTTAGAATTTGTGGCTCTCTTAGAGTAATATTTAAACAAGCACCTACACTTAGAACACTTTTTCCACATTCTCAATACCCCTTTGCGTTACCTGCGTACGCTTTCTTCCTACGAATAAGTTGGTTAGGGTTTCTCCATTGCTCTAATTGGCTATAATCTATCTTAGGAATGTTTAGCAACTCATAAATTCCCATTATGTAACAGTCTGAGTCATCCGGGGAGCGGCCAATACGCTTTTTCGTCTCTTCCTTCTTCTCCAATTTAATCTTCCCACTAGAATCTACCGGATTATACCTCACGCTGGTCAACTGATTGATGATATCCTCATCCTCAATCGGGGCGACACGATGAGAAAGCATCTCATTTAGAACATAAAATATCATTTCAGCCCGTTTATTCAAATATTTGGTATCTTTCCTCACTCTTTCTTGCGGCCTTACTGTTAAAACCGTGTACCCTTGCTCCTCAATCCTGGCAGCTATCCCTTCCCCTAGCCCATTAGCATCAATCACACAATAGCGGGTGCCGTGAGAGTTCATCATGGCAATGATCTCTCCTGCGACAATCATGGGATTACGCTCATCCACCAATGTCTTCTTCTTAACCACCCTGCTCCCCTCAAAACACATGATGGGACAAGCATCTCCTCCTAAACTTGGGTCAGCTACCACAAACTTCCTCTTATCATCATTAACCAGCACGTTCTTCTTTAAATCATTAACCACTTGCCAGGAAATCACCACTCGCTCATCGTCAGAAGTAAAATCACAATAATATTCTTGCCTAAACAAACTCTCTGGCTTGGTCTGCTTCTTGGCCTCAATCAGCATCTCTTCAGTCAATAATTTAGAATGATCAACCGTTAAGAGACTACGATGCCACCCCTTCCACTCCACGCACTCATTCCACATCTCAAAAGCATGGTTACGGCCTCGGGGGGTAAACGTAAACATCGCCCAAGCATTGATGCCAGCACTGCGCTTCCTCGTTAAAATAGGGGAGATAATCTGACTCCAAATAGCGGCATCCGTAAAAACAGGCCACTCATCAATCACATACCCAAAAGCATTGGTACCACGAATACTGTCAGGGTCATCACCCCCTAGAATCCTGAAATAAGAGCCATTCTTAAACTCAATGAACAACTCCGTCTCATTCTTACGCCTCACATAAGCATTAGGAATGTACCTGGGTAACATCTCAGGGTCTTGCCATAAAATCATCTTCCCTTGCTTATAAGTAGGCGCAATATAAACATAAGTACGATTAGGGTGAGTGCAAGCCTCACGTAACAATAAATTAATCGTCATGGTGGTCTTCATGGCACGTCTATGCCAATTCAACATGAACGTATGGTAAGAACCACTGTCAAACTTTTGGAGAATATCCTTATGCCAGGGGAATGGTTGAAAAGCAGCTACGGGGACTCGTAAGAGATTGTCAGGATTAGACATAAATAGGACCGCTAACCTCAGATTCCTCAACCTTACTCTCGTAAATATTGCCTACAACTTCAGGTTCATCATGGACAAATAAACAATCCTCATGAAATTTACCCTTTAGATAAAATCCCCAGTATCCGTTATACTCAAAACCATTAGTTGAGTATTCACCATGCTTCACCTCACAAACTTCCTCGCTCTCATCCCCTCCCCACATCTTAACAAGATCGCCCTCGTAAATCTCAACCCCAGCTTTGTCCTTAAGGCCAGTGTATTGCATCCAAATTAGATCGTCCACTGCTTCAAAACCATACATGTGCATCTTGTAAAACTCTGCACATCCCCAACCAAAATGGCGCATCTTCCCATCATCCCACACCCTAAACTTAATCTCTCTCATCTAAACCCCCTCATAGTTAGAAAGTAAGGCGTGAGTTTTTGCTAGTCGCATGAAAGGGTACCGGCACTACAGGAACAGGTCGCGACCCTGCACTGCAACACCTTTGGCTTGGATTTAATCCTAACCACATCCACACCTCGCCCCGCTATACTATCCGAAGACAGCACCGGACACGCCTCATTTTGGTAAAAAATATTATTTGGCATCTAGGGACCCGTGTTTGTCAGAATTAATCAAACAGACACCTCACTCTCCCATGCAATTGCAGCAACCTTAGCATCTTCCTCACTGCCAAACTTAGCTGAACGGCCGTCAGACCTTAACAGCGTCCAAAGGTCCTCACACCCTCTAACATTACAGACAGGAGGGACAACCACATAGAAACGGGAGAAGGCAGTGTGAAGCTCGATGGAGTCATGGGATTGCCAGATGGGGGGTGGGGTGATATCTGTGGGGCTTAGGGTCACTTAGAGACTCCTTTAGTTATACTCTTATAATACATAGACGGGGGGTGGAACATCGCGGCCCTCTTTCTAAACACCCCCACCCCCTTTCTCACTCATTTGCAATAACTTATAAATACTCAATGTCGGATAATAAAACTTATGTAAGATTCTCATAATCCTCTAACTAACTACAACTGTGTGAGTTACTCAACATTATTCTCGTCACTTAGCTCGACAGGTATGGGATCGGCTTGCTTAGTTACACTATCGATAGGGATTGCCTGGTCATCAGCCATGCTGTTAGCTATCTTCATTGGGTCAGTGGTAGCTGGTAGGTCATTAGGGGCGTTGTAGTGGACTATCTGCAAGGTAACCTCGTTATTCCCAGTGACATCCACTTGCTGCTTGATGTGCTTCACAACGACTGGTAGGGCATACTTAGCTTTATCAGCCAGGGACATGTCTTTAGACTTCTGGACTCGCCACAATGTCTTAACGGAAAGCTCGATCAACTCCTTGGTTTGTATCTCTTGCCTCAAGCTTGGTCTGCCGCCTTTGTTCTTAGGTTTGACAGTCTTTATTCCTTGCCCCATAAGTTAGCCTTTCACAACTCATTTGCTTTCAATTACTTGCGGTAGCTAAAAACAATGCTATTTCGGACCTTTGTCACCCCATAGCCTACTGCTACCTCTTTGCATGTTCGCAATCACTCCATATGCCTACGGGGCTTATTGCTAACCATGTTATCTGCTTTGTTGGGGACACAATCTAATTGATCGGCAATGTTCCTTTGTAACCAGCTATTCATTAGCTGTCTATTTGTGTTCATTGCAATGTTACCTAGCGTGTCCATGATTGGATGGTAACATGAGAGAGTAATCTAAGTCAATCCATTGTATTGGGTTGGGATTCCTAGGAGTATTAGCAGTCTTTATCCGTGGTTGAGGATTGCGTGGCAACCACTGAACTGTACCATTTTTATTACCCTTTATGGCCAAAAAGCAAGTTACTTTTTCGTTATGGGGCATTTTTATTGTTAGAGTGTTACAGTGAGTGGGGTTATTGGGATGTTTTGATACATGTGATGCAATATTGTCATGTGATATCTTGCCAAGAATGCAAATTTGCAATAGTGGGGGATATTATATTTTGGGAATTATTGGTAAGTAGTGTGTGTTGAGTGGGTTAGTGGTTTATGGATTATATTGTGGAGTTGGTATGGGTGATGCTTAGTAATTAGGGTGTAACTGGAGAGTTATTAACAAACAAAGGGATGGAACAATGAAAACATTGGCACAAAGAATCAGTGAGGCGCGGGAAATAAAAACTAACAGTTTCTTAGCGAACAAATTCTATCAGTTAGAGAATTATCTTTGCCGTGTGGGCCAGAATAATATGACCAAAGACGAGCGAGATATAATGTGTTCACTGGAAACGGTTTTAGAAGAAAGGGGTTATGATCTATGAACAAATTCATTCGAGTATTAAATAAGCTGGCTAATCATCGTATTCTTAGACGATTGAACTATGGATGGATCATTCAAGAACCAATTACTGGTCAGAAGTACTGGACCAGTGATTTCATTAGTAAAACGCTGATTAATTAAGGAGGGTAAGCAATGGCAACGGTATTAAGAAATCATTTTCCAACTGAAGCAATGGGTTACTCGAACGATTCAAGGGTATTCACCAAGCAAGAGAAGGAAGACCTTTATTTAGACTGGCGGAATAACTTCCTTACTTATGAGCGTTTCGCTGAATATTATTTTTTATCTGAAGCAGTGGCCAAGTCAATCATAAACGAAATAAGAGAGGAATGGAACAATGACAACTAAAACAGACATTACATTAGACGGCGACAATCAAAGAATCACCGAGAAGCTAGTTCAAAGAGAGGTGGCCCATTGTGCCTCACAGCTCATTCAAGAAGTAAGTGGCTTATCAGTGTCTTACTTTGAGGATAACGGCGCAGAGGATCTTATATTCGGCCAGGTGGACTATAAAAGCGCCGTAGAGGACTGGCTAGACGAAAACAACTCTAATAAGGAGCTACAAGAAGCCATAGATAAAGGGGCGTATTTAACTACCGACGAGGAATATAAAGAATTCGCCTATGAAAACAATATAGAGCCTTATACAGACGAAATTTACGAACATTGGATTGTCTATGACAGCCTAGCAGAAAAGCTCAAGGAGAAGGGCGAAGTGGTCAAACAAATCTTAGGCTTAAATATCTGGGGTAGGACAACCACTGGTCAAGCTTTAAACATGGATTCTGTTATCTTTGAAATTGCCAAGGACATGGAGATCTTAAAGGGCCAAAAGAATGATTGGTCAACTGAATGGAGGAAATAACAATGACCGCAAGTGAAGTGGAATCAAGCCGAAAATCAAGAGCTGAAGCGTCGGACAAAGAGATATTAAACAGGTTAATCTTTATTATGTCACCCAAAACGGGCATCAAAGACATCAGGGGCAGAGACATAAGAGAAGGTGATATCGTTAAAATACTCCATCCTAATCACGTATCAGAGGAACACGAGGAACATTTGGTAAAAGTTAAACGTATATGTGAAGTATGGAACATAACCGAAGGGCATAAATGCGATATCATAGGAAACATTCACTCTCACCCTGAATTGCTAGAAAGAACGGAGAACTAAACCATTACAAAAAAGGAGGTAACATGCACTGTAAAGACTGCAAGTATTGGGAGCGTTCAAATAAGGATTATTTCGATAACAACTATGGAGATTGCAATAATGAAGACAAGTTCTTTTATGGTTCCCCATACAAAGGGGAAGGGGAATTCTCAAGCGACCTCATGTTTTACTATGATTATGAGGGATACTCCGCAGGTTTCTACACTGGCCAAGATTTCGGATGTATCCACTTTAAACCAAAGGAGCCATCACAATGAAAGACTACGATTTATACCGAATACGCAGGGTCATGAGCTACCTAAATGACTACATATACTCCGACGAGTGTGTGTGCAAAACAATGAGATATGATTCAACAAAGTATGGCTCACCTCCTTGCTTGCAATGCCAGAGTGTAGAAGCAATTAAAGGGGCAGAGGATTTCCTGTTAATGAAAGCTGAGGACAGAGAGCCTGAAGAAATCATAGTAGACGATGACCCTAATTTCACTAATTACCATTGGAGGGGTTAAGGGATGGTTAGGAAAGCAGTCCAATCTAAATTACCCGCTAAGGCTGATAGAAAACAAGCGGTTGTCTGGTTTGATAAATCTGACATGAAAATCATAGAGAAAGCTAGCCGTAAACTCTATGGGCAGACAAATAAATCAAGATTCATTCGAGAAACGGCACTTGATCAAGCTATAATTACATTAAACCCAATAGTGGAGACACCTAAAACACAATCAGAGCCTAATAATACAAAATTACCCATTAACTTAGGCTTCTAACCAAACAAAGGAGAGAGAATCATGATTGAACGCACACACATCGTCACAGGAGCAAAAGGGAGTCATTACCTAGGGGAAAGTATTGCTGATTATGGAAAGTGGCTCTATAGCCGCCCTAGAGAGTCTCAGGAATGCAAGAGCTACCAAGCTAAGATTAACCTATTCGTGAATGGGGTGCAAAAGGGTAGCAGTGCAACCATTCTTAATATTTGGGGGTAATATGAACGAAGACACTAAAGAATTGTTATCGATTATTGTGAAGGTGGGCGTTGTGATATGGTCTCTTGTTGCAGGTTTAAATTACATGGCGTTTATCACCCGATCTAGTGACATCGAACAACTTAGGAAAGACATAACTGGTTTAGCCGATAACGTGTCTGAAGATGTTTATGGCCAAGCGGTCGAAGCTAATAGAACGATTGCAAGTTATAGACGAGCTAACCAAGTGCCCGTCATTTGTACCATAATACCAAATGGGTGGGATGATATTAAAATGATAGATGTCACCAAAAGGGGGTAATCATGAGCGGAATCACTAAAATCACATTAGAACATTGTTTACTAGATGACAAGCTACTGTATCAGTCAGGGCGAAATTCAAAAATACCTTTGTCACTGATACTAAGTGGTTTATCGAGAAAAGTTTCCCTCAAACTTAAGTTAGCGAGGGGTTGGAGGATGGTTTGTGAGGGGGGTAATCATGATTAAACCCACACCGGAAGATAAGATATCCCAAGTCCTATACATAATCAAACAATTCGGCGGAACAGACAGTGCCCATCATAAAGCATGGGTGATTGACGAAATAGTTAGGAGGCTAACAGGTGATAAATACGAAGCTTGGGTTAAGGAATACGAGAGTGATGGCGAATACGATTGGGACACGGGGATTGCGCCATGAGTAACCAACCTCAATTTGAAGTAATTATAGAGCTATTATTGGTAGCTAATAATAGGAACTATAGCGCTATTATTAAAACCACACTAGGGCAAATTCCTAGATCAGGTGAAATAATAGATATTATTGAATGGTCTTGCTTTGGGAGCATAAGGATAGAAGTCGATCAAGTTTATCATTCAGTAGACTTTAAAGAAGACTCATCTGAAAGATTGCCTACCATAATGACTAAACCACTATATTTTAGCAGTGCTCAGAAGTTAAATAGATTCATTAAGGATTGTTTGCCTAATAATGTTTATATCTACGGCAAGAAAGTGAGGAAAGCTAAATGATTAAACCTAGCTTGGAAGACCTCACCACCTACATCAAATCTAAGGGCTATACGGTCGATCCTAAGGCGTTTTTAGCCTTCTATGACTCCAATGGCTGGAAAGTAGGCAAAAACCCCATGAAGGACTGGAAACGAGCTCTAGTGACGTGGGAGGGGAAGAATCGAGCCAAGCCCATCCGTTATGACCCAAATGACATTAGTATTGAGGATTTCGAGAGCGATTATAGGGGGAAACCTCAACTTAAGCCCTACATTGAGGGGATTATTAAGCTAAAGTTCCTCCTCCAGTCCAAAATCACTAAGCATGGCATCCTAGTATCAGCCACCGAATGTTACCATCACACCGATGAACAGGCATTCCATTTTGCCTGTAAGGAACTAGCGGCTAACTTCGAGCCCATCCCAACTAAGATGTTCCCCTTAGCCAAGGATTTCATAAGTTACGCCAATCGCTACACGAAGGTCATGGCCAATGTGGACAAGGGGGGCAATAACAAAGCTAGCGTGTATGCCAAATACGCCAAATTCTTTGGGATGGAACTTGAGGATTCCTACGCCTACCCCAAATGGATACTGCAATGTGCTATGGAGTTGAACCTCAAACACCCTGGTCATCTACCAAGACATGCTAACCAGCTAACCCCTCAACAAAGAATCACCCTAAATCTAGCTGACCCTGAGGAGATGAAACAGGGATGGCACAATGTCAAAGTAGCACTTAGTGGGGCAGGTAAGGAGATACCATTAGAAACACAACCCAAAGTTAGGGTAGTGGAGACGCCAATAGTCAAGAAGGTCACTCAAGGAGTGAGTATTCAGGAGATGATGGGAGGGAGGGATGAGTAGTAGGTTATCCGCTCCACGGCCGCTAGGGCCGAAGACCGCTATGCGGGGGAGTAATTGCTCCGAAGCCGCAATGGCTTTATATAGAGATATTGAGATTCTGTCAATATATATTGAAATTAACTTATAACGTACACATTAACAATGGTTTGCGGTTTTATGAAATAAAGGAGGGTAAAAATCCATAAACAGACAAACCACACAGTATGAGTATCTTACAACTCAATTAAAATAAAGGAGACTTTCATGGTAATAGTAATGATATTTGCACTAGTTATTGCTTCAATTTCAGCCGTTCTTTACGGGACTTATATCGCTTATCATGATAGACCACCTATGACCAAAGAGGAATGGAAAGGAGGGTGGAACGGATGACAATAGCTCAAGTAATCATAGACTTTTTCTGTATCGGATTATTCGCTTGTATGACGATAGCAGGGTTTATTGAGATAGATCACAATCATCATGATAGGGGGTAATAATGTTCTGGTTGACGCTTTTAAACACACTAGCGATTTGGGTGATATGTGTATTTATCCACTCTCATCATGTAGAAGATCATGTGGCACGCCATTCACATGTTGATCTGCCAGAGGTTGAATCTACAATAGATGAATATATTGTAGCGAGTAAACCATATAGGATAGTTGTGGCGGATGAGGATGGAAATGTTTTATACGATTCGCACCATGATAGGGAGGAGTTAATAGTTAGTCGCAGATTATACCATTACACTTAAATACACGTCAAATCATAGTAATCACAAGGAGATAGAATGATGGAAAAGATAGTTGAGTATAAAGTTCTGGAAAACCAGATTTTAGAAGCATTAGAGAAAGATGTTAATGAATTCTTAAAACAAGGGTTTGAACTATACGGGAACCTCTCTACCTCAGTTGAAGAAGCAGGGGGGTCACTTTTAGTTTACTATCAAACAATGGTTAAGAGAGAAAACCCAATAGATAGCTACACTAAAGACGCATTATAAAATCATGGCGACTGGCACTGCGGGGTGGTACCCTAAGCTACCCTCTCCGCTATGGAGCGGTCGCCCCTATAGTCGGCTGGGCAGGTTTTTCACTCCCTATTTCTCCTGCCTGGTCGGCTTCTTTTCGCCAATCTTCCCAACTAGGGTGTGTGTTCTTATGGTTTACCCACTCTTTAGTGTCTGGTTTAGGTTTAAAAGGCTTGTCATTATTTTGACACCTAACACATTTTCCTTCGTAATCTGAATGTTTAGCACAAAAGTACAGCCCGCAACCTTCTTCGCCACCATAAGGTTCTTCATTGCAGCAAACATAAGCTAAACCTCTATCTATCTTTTCACTGCAATGGGGATAGTCACAAATTGAAGGGACACCATAGCCTATATCACGCTCCCAATGTTTTTCATAACCGATCGCCCAACCCATTATAATTTTGCCTCTACTTTTTTCTGGTCGGCTTCTTCTAGTATCCTGTTTTCAAACTGCTTCAATATCGAATGATAGCTCATGAGTATCTCATTGAGTGCTTGATTCATAACGAATCTGTTTTGTTTAAACATCGACTTTATCTGAATACGATGGTTTCTAATCTCGCTTAAACTTAATGGGATCATTACACTACCTCCACGTCTATGTTAAACAGGGCCTTCATTAATTTTACTTTCATCCTAAATATACGCCACATTGGATTTTGATTGCCTTTACCATTCCTACCTTTCTTATCCTGAACCACGAATTCCCAATCTATTCCATTAGGTTTGATGCGGTAGAATGAGAAGTCCGGCTTGTAGTAACCAAGGGAGACATTATTGATCTTGAACCGATATATAGGCTCACAGTTCAGCTCTTTTATTACGCCAGATTGCTGCAGTAGCTTGAGCTTGAGATAGTGATCTCCTTCCATAATGGACTTAAATTTGATGCCATCATGGACGACTTGCTTGCCCTTCTCTAACTTAAATTCTTTTGGATTAGTTTTTTGTGCTTTAAGCGCATCCTGATTGCCTGATTTGAGGTATTGCCTGTACTGATTGACGGTGATGCGATTGTTGGCCATAGGATGCATTGTAACACAACCTATAAAGGGAAATCAATTAGATATAAAAGCAAGGGTGATGCGCTAAAATCCCTTAAAACGCACCACCCCGCACCCTACCTCCGAAGCGATAGGGGTTAGTATTCAAAAGTCCGATAATATCTGAAGGTTCATCGGCAAAGAGTAACATTTATCGCCAACTTTCCAATTGTTCCCCTCAATTCCGAAGTATTGGTCTAACATATTTAGCCTGTCCACTTCTTCTTGCGTCTTAATAATACCAGGCTTCACTTGATGCTTCTTCATGTAAGCCACTATTTCTTTGACCTTGTTAGCGTCCAATCCACTTCGATCCATGCTCTTATCAACGATCTCTCTCATTGATAAGGCCCAAAGTCATTGTCGTTATTCTCATCCGCACAATCCTCTTCCTCTTGTTTCTGACGATGCCCCCCAAATGCCTTAACGTGATACAGATGTCCATAGTCGTGGCACTGGAATATATCCATTGGCCTGTTTCCGCTAATGAATGATTTACCAGTGAAGAACCCATCGCTCCCACAATGACATAGTTGGCTATACGCTAAAATGATACCTAACATGAATGTAATTATTGCTTTCTTCATTGTGACTCTCTCCTTTAGTTTACAGGCAACTCAAAATACACAGATTTGCCACAATCACACTTAATATAAATGCTTGTTGTATATTCTGGGTTTCTATACTCTTGCGTAGAAACTTTTATCACTTTACCACAGTCACATTTAGCTGCGTATATTTGCGAATACTCTCCTCCGAAATCGTATATGTCTATTGATTCGCCCATAACTTCACCGCCTTTTTCCCTTATCCACTATTCACCTCTATCAACTGCATCAAAAAGACAATTATATAATTTGTCGATTCGACCTGACTCAATCATTTCTTTGGGGGTAAAATCCTCTAATAATTTATTTTTAGTGACAAACCAAAGGGCTGATCTAACCTCGTCCCCATCGAATATGTCAGTGATTAACGCCCTAATTTCCTCAGTCTTGTGATTATTCAATACTCGCATCCGAAATCATATATTCCTATTGATTCTTTAATAACTCTCTCTTTTGGGTGAGCCCCGCCTACGCGGTAGGATTTGCTTTCAAACGAGCCGTAGTTACCCGTATATACGCACCACAAACCCTACCGGCGGGGTAAGATTATAAGAACTTCTTCAACAAACTCAACGCTCCCAATGTCTTGCTTGCGTTGAACTTCTCATATCCTAAGCTCTTAGCAATCATCTGTATATCATTGCTATCAGCGCCACTCAGTAACTTGCCTAACGTGTCTTGTTGGGCACCTCCTTGCAACTTTGCCGCATATTCCATTACTGATTCTTGCGGCCCTGATATGCTTATTTTAACCCCGATGTCATCTGTGAAACTTAAGTCTGCCATTGTTAATCCTCCTTATTACTTTCTTTAAAGGATAGCTCTTTGATATAAGGCGGCAATAAACGTATAACCTTACCTTCCTTAAAATCTTTAACGACTATCTCAAAAGGATCTTTGCCTAACCGTTTGAACTTTTTTTTCTTCTTAAAGTTCACCATGTTAACCCTCCTTCAGTTTCTTTTTCATTCATACTCTTGTATTCCAATATGAAACCGCTAATTTGCTAAATGGCGCTAGAGTCTTAGGTTTGACGCTACATTTAGGTTTAAAACAACCTACAAAATAATAATAACAATTATCATCGCCATCTTTAAAACTTTGCGAACCTCGCATCTTTTTTGTACTAATCGATGCTTTTTTACCGCAAAAAGGACAGGGTTTTAAGTCAGCCATTGTTAATCCTCCTTATCCTCCTGTTTATGATCCAGGTATTTGAGGGCGGCCTCACAGATTGCTTCTTTGCAGTCTCTACCCCCCCATTCAGACCCCAGTCTCCCATCTCCTGTTTTAACTACATAGAAATTTCCTGTCTCATCAGAGTACCGTGATATGTGGATATCAATACCATTCATCCTCTCCACAATCTGCCAAGCATCAGCTATAGATTCGTAGGGGTTCCATTCTGAAGATCCATCACCTCTAATAACAACAATGTCATCGTCATTATATTTATAGATTGTGCTACCAACACGAACATCGCATGGAGTTTCTAGCAGCATGTAGCCCATCAACTCCACAGCTAATCGCCTGGTCTTGTCAGCTCTGTTCATCAGAATGGTATCTGATCTGATTTAGCACTCGCCCCACCACAATACTCAGTAGCTCCGCCTTTCTCAGCAAGCTCAATCGCCCATTTTGGTGGCTCTTCGTTGACAATCTCCAATTTAGTGGCGTTCTTTTGCATAGGTGCTATGGCTGTTACCTTGACGCTTCCTTTAGGAGTCTTAGTTAATGTTAGTGTGCACTGAGTTCCAACAAGCTGATCGGTATCAAACCCAATCTCCCTTTGTTCTGGGGTGAATTCCCTAGCAAACCAACCTTCTAACGCTAAGGACAAATTGGCTTTCTTGCCCAATGAAACATTGTACCGTTTGGACACCATAAAAGGTTTCCCTTGGAATTTACCTTTCGTCATTTTCTCTTCAAGCTCCCAACACAGTAAGACTTCATGCTTCTTTGTTTTCTCACCTTCATAGGTAGATTCTTGTATTCCTAAATCTACACTAAAAGCACATATTGCGTTTTGCAATCCTATTGGGGTTTCTTCTCTATCTATTTGTTCAGCTTTTGCCATTACCATTTTTCCTATCTCCTTTGGTTAGTTTGTTTGTTATTTCGTAATATGATTTCAATAATACAAACCGCTCTGTTAATTTCATGTGCTGTTCTTCCGGTACTCTGATCGCCTCAACGAAACCAGGATTGTCCCTGCTGACGTATAAGTTGATCAGGTCAGCATCGATATAATCTTTCCCTAATCCTAACTTGTAGGCAGCCAATTGCAACTTGTGTGAGTCTCTTTGTATGATCTTCTTATCCACTGTATTGACCGTCTTAAAATCAATGACACACTTTCTTTTAGAATCCTTGTAGAATCCCCTGAAATCCACACAGCCGCCAAATCCGCAATCATCAGGGACAAGCTCTACCTCAGATTCCCCGTCCTCTATGCCGTTCTCAAACAGCCAGGCGTTGACACTTATGATTTGTTTGAAGTGGGGGTGATCTTCAGGGATATGTTCTTTGAATAAGTTAGTCTCCAAAGATTTATGGACCTTCGTCCCTTCATCCGGCGCCTTGGCTTTAAACTCAGTCACAATCGCCCTGATCATGTCCTCGTACTCATTCTTGTCCTGTGTGATGCTCATGGGATTATCGTAACACGTGTCTATCACCACTCCCTCAGACCAATAATTGAGGTCAAGGGATTTCAAGCAACCAATTATGGTCGTCACTGAAGGATAAAGCCCAAGCTTCCTAGCATCAGCCACCGTCGTGTTACGATCTTTCCCTGGTTGGGATAAGTTGGGGACTACAAAACAGGGACTCCCATCGCCGTAATAAAAGTGTCCGGATTCAGAGGGCGCTTTCTTCTTCCTTGGAGGCTGTGATTTCGCTAAGACCATTACCATCCTCCTCCATAGCTCTTATTATTTTTCCTATGCCCACAAGCGTCATCTTTAATAATTCTGATTCTGCTTCCATCCTTATTAACGAGTGGTGTTTTTCTGTAAGCATTACGGTCTACCTCCACAAGTACCTTACGTCTAAGACAAACTTTTCTTTTATTTCCTGCACCTTTGTAAGCTACTTCCGTTTCAATATTCTTTTTCTTTAATAGTGACTCTTTAACTTTATAACAAAATGTTTCAAAGTCAACTTCCCCATAACTTGTAGGGAATTTATCAGGCTTCACATAATCCCACGGAATAACAAGTAACACTTTAGTTATATCTCCTGTGTTTGGCATTCACTCTCTCCTTCTTCTTCCTCGTTTTCCTCTTCCTCTTCGTAAGGGCCAACCTTATCGAGCGCCCCCTCCTTCCAATAATCATGTAACTCGCTTGGAAATCTTCCCATTAATTGCCCTCTTTGGTTTATCGTTTTCAATAATCTCATCAATCAAAGACCTCAGTTTCTCACCTGTCCCCCATCGTCCTTTAGTCGATTCAACTGCAATTAACTTCAACACCTCAATAAGGTTTTTATCCATTTTCTAACCCCTTATACTTTTTTTGCTCCATTGCTTTCTCTAATAAATTACCTAACACAACAGACATTGTTTCGCCTTTCTTAATAGATAAGAATTTAAGCCTATCCCAATGTCTAGGCCCTATGCGAATGATAGGTCTAACTTCTATTTTCATAATCAATCCTCTTTTTGTTGTTGACAACATCCAACGTATCCAATAGTGTCAGTGTTGTCAATCAAATTAAAAAACAAAAGGAGGTAACACTATGTTTTTTGATAGCTACAGAAATTATTTAAAAATGAGAAGAGAGTTAGAACACATTAAAGTGTCTGACTTTAAAGAACTAAACACAATGCTTGATAAGGCACAAGACATTGAAAAGAAACTCATTGAAAAAGAGAATGAAGCCACCAAGATAAAGCTTGATCATCAACACGAGTTGAATGAATTAAGGAATAACCATCTTAGCAGAGAATCTAAAATAAAAATAGAGCATGAAAATGAAATCATGAGTCTTAACCAAGCATTAGAATTAGAGAAACAAAGAGTTCACCATGAAGCAGAAAAGAAAGTTGATTTAGCAAATCATAAGATTGGATTAGCACGTAGAGAATTTGAGAAAGAAAAAGAAGGAATATTGCTTAAAGTGCAAACAGAACTCCTTAAAACGCGCGAAGACTTCCTTGAAAAGAATTACGGCGACCTTAAAGATGAAGCTAATAACGCTGTTGATCGCGCATTAAAAACAGTTGGTATGTTCATTGATAAAGTAAGCCCTACTAAACGACAAGAAATTGAAGGGCCTAAAGACGTTTCTTTAAAACAAGTTGATGTTTATGTGAATTTAAACAAATAGAGTTAGTATGAAAGAGATATTCCCATTATTCTTTAGGAAAGCAATGGCGCGCAAGATTAATGGTGATCTTAATGACGCTATTGATCAAATAACTAGAAATTGTGAACCTACTTCAGAATTTAGGATGATAGCGAATCAATTGCAATATGAGATGCTATCTGATTTAGGTCGAAGAAAGAAATGGATGTTTTTAAAAAAAATTCCATTAGAATATCTTGTTTCTAATCACTTCCAAACCAATTTTACCTACGATTTAGTAAAAGCGCTGAAATCTATAGGAAACATTGCCTATGGAAACAAAGTAAAATATTTTAAATTAAGACAAGAACAGTACGATAAAATGTACGCAGTTTAACTTTTAATTGAATCACAAAGATTAGTTTGCTATAGAGAGAAAGACTCTCTCCAGTCTACCCTGCGGGGGTTTTACTCCCTTTGTTTCCCCCCGTAGGGTTCTTTTCTAGCTCTTTAACATCAATCATTACGCTACGAACCATAGCTTGCATGATAGAAAAGTGGCTATTGATCTGACTTAAACGCGCATTTATTCGCTTAATGGGGTCTGGGTTGATTTTTCCGTTCATGATCTGCCTTTCTGCATTTATTCCAAACATACCAGCCGCCAGCTCGTAATCCGTAATACCTTATCCACGCTCTGATTGGATGTCCAAAATCGATTAAGATGTCTCTAAATATTATGTCGGCTGATTTACGTGAAATAGCCCCTGTCCAATAAAGGTAATCATGCACTACCCCTGCTGGGTGTTTCTGCTGTGATGGCTTATCGAAAGCTTCAAAGCTTAAATCAGAGACTAATGATATGCCGTCACTTTTAGCATCATAGTTTATAGCGTAACAGTATTCTATCCAGCGCATCCCTGTAGGGTTCACGTTATGTTGACGACATAAAGCCGTGACGAATTCATAATTAGGAGATTGCATTAGCCCCACCACTTTTGAGTAAGTAAAGCTACAATAGAAGTATATAACCCAACTATAGCAAATTTCACTGTCTTTCTAAATGAGGTATTCGCAAGCACTTGATCTCTAACTGGTCCTGCCTCATGAATGTGGCTATCAATCTCTCTTCTAAGGTTAGCGAATTCCGTCTGAAGCATCTGCATGGTGATCATAGCAGCTCTCAATTCCTCACTGTATCTCTGTTGGTGACGCCTACGGGAAACTTGTTCTTCGTCAAGCTTACGCTCTAGGTGTGCCATCTTAGAATTAATGTTGTTGAAGGCTAAATCGAAATACTCTTTTGCGCTTGGATCGCTCATTGGTTCATTTAATTCCTGAAAGTTTTCTAACGTTGGGACCATTGTATCATTTCTCCCGAATAAAAGCTATTAAAGCCCTCTTTATTCTCTTTTTGAACACAAAAATTGCCCCACATAGTATCAGCCCCACCACTGGCCACCAACCTACTGTGTTAGCGATTGACTCCACTAACTCTTGTGCAATATCTGAGTCTTCCATAATCTCATTCTGAGCCACAACCAATTGCTGTATTGGGTCTCCTATTTGCTCGTAATCGTAACTTGATGCGCCCATTATTTAGTCCTTCTCCTTTTAAGTTTTTGGATCTTTTCTCTAATATGCGTATTAACATAGCGTTCATAATTACCAAGCAAGGCAGCATCATATCGGACCATTGACATGCCTGCATCCTTAGCGGCTTCTCTCAATTGGCTAGGGGTTACACCTAATCTAATAGCCGCCTGAATATCGCCTCCATAATCGTTAAACACATCCATCATTGCTTTAATCTTCTTATCCCCTTCATCAATTTTACCTACTAAAACCGCATTCACAAAATCTTTCTTAGCTTTTAATGTTTTAAATCTAAAGGCTTCTTGAATATCTAGCTTAGATAAACGATGACCTGAAACAACAGCTAGCGACTCTAACTTTGGGTCATAAACTTTACCATAGGAATTGATAGGTGTTCCTGATATGCCTTTGGCAATCCTTCTCATGCTTGAAATAGTGCCTGGCTCAATAGCATCATAGAAATGTTTAGACACATCTAAGGCAATGTTTTCTATATCATCTCTTGGATTATAAATTGGTTTCCCTGCTCTATTAGAATTCCTAGTCACATCCAAAACCTTTTGAGTGAAAATATCCTCTGACAAAAATGGGCTAAAAGCTTCAATCCCTGCATCAATCGCAGCTTTTTTAAAGTCCTGCCCTCTCATGAAAGCAATGATGGGATTCTTTAAGTAAGAAAATGGGTCAGTGTACCCCACATCCACATATTTAATCTTTCCATTATCTTCTCTGCCAAACCACAATATCTGACTATTCTTTGACCAAGGGGGTAAATATCTTCTCAAATCATTATCATCATCATCAGAAATACCAGTAAGGGCTTTAAGAGCAATTGAAGCTATGCCCGTAGCGCTAGCAGCAACAAAAGAACCTGCTAATCTTTGCGCGCCGATCTTTCTTAGTTTAGGGTTCTTCAATTCTTTATTGATCTGATTGACTGTGTTGTAAGTGGTCCTAATAACTTCAGAAGGAAAACTAACAAACGCTCCCACAAAAGGGAATCTTCTCAATTTCTTGATAGCAGACGGGACTAAAGAATAAGTTGGCAATGTATTTCGCACAATTTCAGCTACATGTTTCTCAAGTTGAGGTAATGGGACATCCGGCAAAGCTTGCTTATATCGCGCTAATTCATTTTCAAAAGCATATATTTTCCAAATATCGTCCTCAGCACTGTAAGCAGTTTCTGCTAGCCTAGCCCCTTTACTAATAATGCTTTTTCTTTTCTTCTCAGTAAGGTGGTCTACCCCATCCACTTGAGCGTCTTTCAAAGTATCGCGCAATTCTCCTGACCTAACGTTGTCACCAATCACTCGAAGACCTTGGAGTTTCAAAACATAATCTTTATATTCCTGGCTCCCTTTATTCACAATGTCTGTCATAACCCCTTTAAATGCCTTGGGGGCTTTCTTCACATTGATGTGACCTTGAGCTGTAGCAAAGCCAATATTACTTAGAGAGTTTCTGATATGCGTCATTACAGAGCCAATAGTCTTGCTGTATTTAACAATCCCATTGATTCTCATATAAGTTTTTAGCCAAGGGGGGACTTGCTCAACTTCTAAAGCATCCTCAAAAGCTTGTTTAACTTCTTTTGAAGTATACAGGCCATTGAGAGGAGCCATTGTTTTGCTCCCTTCTGTGGCAAACTTAGAGCTAAAACTCTGGTCTCCTTTGACGATAGGGGCTTCATGAAGAAACTTGCCTAACCCTTTCTCTTTAACTTCAGATAGGAACTTATGATTACCTAGCAGTTGCGCCATATTAGCCATACTGGCAGAATAATTAGCAACAGGGTCTTTGATCTCGCCCCATAGCTGCCTAATTTCTTGGGGTATCCCTTTCCTTTTCTTCAGGATAGATAAATTTTTAGAACCAAGCTTACTGCCTTTCGATAAGATACTGATTGGCCCATCGAATTTATAAAGCAGCTCATCAATCAAACCATTAACTTCAGCTTCAGTAACAGGGTCTTTTGGTGGCAATAAAAAAGCACCCCTTTCTTTAAAAGGCCCTTGCAATTCTTGCCTAATGAAAGCCTTAGCTTTATTTCTCACTTCTTCAGGAACTTTTTTAGCCCAATCAGGGTCAGTGTGGACTCTGTAAGAACGCTTAACATAAGTTCCTAAATTTTTTTGAAGAACTGGTGTTAATTTACCTTCAACTGCGCCTTCCTCAATAAGTCGTCGTGACATATTATCAATATGATCTCTCATAGCCCTAACAGGTGCCCTAAGAGGCTCACTTAATTCATTAATATCAATGTCACCTTTAAGGGCAGAATCTACTTTCAATGCCAATTTAGGGGAATCCGATAAATCAGATCGATTAGTGACTTCCTTTGTCGCAATCTCAAGGTCTTTTACAGATTGTTGGACCAGCTTCAATTCTCTATTGATGAATCCATCTTTAGAAATCTTTGCATCAAACACATCTTTTGGTAAGTTACCTTTGCTGGTGAAATTCTTCTTAAGAAACTTGCCTATCACCGTAGCTGGTTGTGTTTCTTTGGCGGCTTCTTGTATTGGCAATACACCCTCTTGCTCTTTAGGGATTCCTTTAGGGTTCTGAGGGGTGATAGGTTGTTGAGTTTCTATTGTTTGTTCTTGAGGAACGGTTTCTATTTCTCCTTTCGCTTGAAGAACTCTACCTGGATCAATCGCTTTTTCGCTTGGGATTTTGGTAGTTTCGGTTTTGATTTCTTTTAGTTGTTCCCTGCTAAATACTGCTAATGTTGTCCCCGTAGCGACATCATCATTATATTTAATACTGTCATATCCCCTTGTTCGCAACTGGGGGATCAACACATCATTCCATGCTTGTTGGTATTTTGGTTTTGTAAATTCCCAGAAATAAATAACATTGCGGTCATTCGCTGCATCAATAATTTCTTGGGCTTCTACGTTATTTTTAGAATCTAATAAACCTATTCTTGCTATCTCTGCGAAATCGGTAGCATCAAGGGTATTCTCTACATTGGGTTTGAAGGCTTTTACTTTTGATAATAATTCGGCATACTTACCTGATCTAACATCAGCCTCAAAATCCTCTTGTGATACTAAACCGCCTCTTTGATAAGCGGCGGCTGCATTAAAATCGTCTGTGAGATTAATTAAACCTACATTTCTCTCGCCAGCATCGCCTCTAAATTTAACATCGGGGTTATCTTTTTTTATCTGTATGAATTTTTCTCGTTGTTGTTCGGCTTTTTTAGTATTATCTTTAACGTCTTGCCTGATTTGCTCTTCACTTGGTAACCTTTGGATGTCTTGCGTAATGTCATCTTGCTTCACTCCTGTGGGTTGCAATATCTCTTCTACGACACTTTCTTCTTGAGGTGTAAGCAATTCTCCACGGCTCAACTTACCTAAAGCTTCCTCTTGCGCCCTCGATTGAGCTGAAGGGGTGGTTAAAGCGCCTAAACCACTACCAATGATTCCCCCAATAGCGAATTCTTTACCTAACTGTTTAGGGTCTAAGTCATCAAAACCACCACCCACTAATGAACTAGTGGCACCTTGGATTGCTTCTTGAGACCCCTCACCAACAAAACCTCGCAACGCCCTCTTGATAGGATTACCTTTAGAGCTAAATATCCCGCCTAACAGGTTACTCACAACTGTGATAGGTACGTTAGCCCCAAACACTTTGAAAGCGTCTTTCTCGGCTTCCTCTGGCTTCTTACCTTGTCGTATTGATTCTGTGTACTCTGCCCCACCTTCAGTCATAGATTCTAACAGTGAGGTTAAACTATTACCTAATGCGGCTGCAACCTTGGGGGCACCTTTCAATACTTTAGAGCTTAATCCGGCAGCTCCTAAACCAGGCACAAAGAACACTAAACTTGAACCTAACCCTTGCATCACCTCATCAGCAAAGTTGGGGTCTTCAACAATTACTTTCTCTAGTTGTTCTTCAGAGAAATCAGAAATGCTTTTACCTACCTTCTCCGCTCCAACAATTTGAAGGAAATCACCAAAGCTTTTAGTTGTCCCACCGACCCCTGTAGCTAAGTTCTTACCTATTCGCTTTGTTTTTTCAACTAAAGGCAATTCCTTAGCTTCTTCAACAGTGCCACGAAACTTAGCGACTAACTTATCTTTAGCACGCTCAAAAATATTACGATCATCAGCTTGAATAGTTTGCTCTGCAAATGGGTCAGCCGCTTGAATAGTTTGGCCTTTAAACCTATCAATCTGAGCCTGAACCCCATTCCTTTGGTCCTCTAAATCAGCCAACGCTTTTAGCTCTGCTTGTTTACGTTGCTCCTCTTGCTCATCAGGTGTGAAGAAGCTAGTTTGCTCCTGCTCTCTTGGCAAAATATCAAACTCACCAAACTCTTCAAGACTAAGCGGTTGCCTTTGCCTATCTTTAGCAGATTCAACCACATCGAAATCACCAAACTCCTCTAAAGATAAATTACTCTTAGATTGGGTTGGGCTTCTTTCTACAATTTCAAACTCACCAAATTCTTCTAAAGAAATAGGCATTTTATAGCGCCTCTATTTGCGGCTTCCCATTAAGATCAAATCCAACAATAATAGCTCTTCTGCCTGCTTTATTCTGCAACACATCACCTATTTGTGGTCCTGCTGGTTGTGATGGGGCAGCCGATAACTCTGCTTGATTTTGCAAACTGATATTGGCTAATTGTTGTTGGAATTGGGGAGTCTGGTTACTTGCTCCTTCATTAAGAGCACCTAAAGGAGGAACATCTAACCCCACCGAAGCCCTATCTTGATCACGTTGGTTGAGTCTTTTAATAGCTGCCCTCTCAAGCAACCTATCAAATAATCTTTTATTCCTAAATGGGATACTCTCACCTTTTCTAGTAGTGCCAGTAGCGAATTGAGACACATTAGAAAAAGCTTTCTTTTCGTCCTCAGTGCCAACAAGATCAAATAATTTACTAACACTAAACCCATCACTCATCTTAAATTCTTTCCTAAGAGAATTTTTCAGGTCACCCAACTCTTTAAGACGTGCTTTTCGTTGTTTTTCTTCATCTTTTAGAGCTTTAGCATTTTCTTTCTCTTGCTGCTTTATCCTAGCTTTCTGCAGCTTTTCTTCTTCTTCAAGCCTCAGAAAATCCCTATCAGGATCAGCTAAACCAGTGCTAGGGTCAATGCCTTGTGTGATGCCACTTCTTCCTTTGCCTCCAATCCTAACATTAGGGTCGCCCCCAACACTCCTTAAAAACTGTTCCGCCTGAGCTAACTTAGCTTGATGGCCACTACCAAATCCTCTTACCCTAGCGTCTGCTCCACTAATAAACTGGTTAGGGTCTAACGGAGTTCTTCCAAATACACCTTGCACCATTGTCATACCCTCCTATTAGAATAAGCTCCCACCGCCACCACCAAACAGACTACTTAGGTTTTGCTGTTGCTGAAGTAAGTTATTTTGAAGCGTCTCAAACTGTCTCTGGGCCAAATTGCGGCCAAACTGGCTCTCTTGTTGTGCTAACGATCGTCTGTTCTGCAACTCGTTTCCAACACCCCCAAATTGAGCGAGAAGGGATGCAATGTCAGCACGTTTTTCACCACCTGCAAATTGAGCTGCTTGACGTCCTAACTCAGCGCCAGCCCTTCCTAATGCTTTTGCTTGCTCAGTACCACCCAATCCTCTTCCGACTAATGATTGAGTAATTTGGCGCTCTAATTCTGGGAGATTAGACTCTAGAAAAGTCTTGCGCTGCTCTGAAAGGTCTTGAGCTTCTTTAGCTTGAAGCTGTGCTAATAAGGCAGCTTGAGAAGCATCTAATGAACCACCGCCTCCAAAACCTCCACCAGCTCCTGCTCCTCCGCCAGTGCCACCAGAAGAGAAGCTATCAGTTAATCTACGTTGCTCTGCTAATAATTGGTTACGTAATGCGTCTTGTCTAGCAATAGCTTGCGCCCTTAATTGGTCAGCTCTTTGCTCTTGCCTTAACCTCTCAGCTTGTAATCTAGCTTCTTGACGTCGCTGCTCTTCTAAGCGTTTTCTCCTAGCGGATTCCTCACGTTTTCTTTGTGCTAATTCTCTTTGACGTCTTTTGGCTTCTTCTATAAATCGTTCTGAACGACTTGGACCTGAACGACCTCCTCGTTTAGACTTAGACCTTGTACGCTCGGCAGCGGAACTTCTTTTTTTACGTTGCTGCTCCTCAAATCTTATAGCATCAGCTCTACCTGAACGCCCCCTAAATACTCTGCTTCTATCGTTGCCGACAATAAACCCACCAGCAAATGAATCAAATCTAACTGCCATCTTCCTCATCCTCCTTAATTTTTGCATAAATGGAGATATCTATGTACTCCCCATCTACCAAAGCATACTTCTTTAGTGTCCCTTCTCTCTTGAATCCATGCTTCTGGACCAAGGTGCTAAGTAATACGTCTCTGGTGGGGAGCTTAGTCTCAACTCTAACTTCACCTTCCAGTTGTTCCAATACCACACGCAGGGTATCTTCAATGTACGTATTCCTTGTTTGTGGAAAAATGTAGCCAATCCCATTGCAAGTAGCACAATCTTTAGACTTCGCTTTACCTTTACAATCATGGCATTTCTTTTTCCATAGGTACTTACTCATGCCTTTAAGAAACGTTGCATCGGGCATAAACTTTATCCCATGCAAGTGATCATTCACATGGGCGACAAATACAATACCAACAGGTTTGGAGGCTTTACCCTGTATTGTTTTACTCACCCATATTGAAAAGTTTCCATTCAACATGCCTTCATACAAACTACTCATTACATCTTCTTGCTCTAAAAACTCAAACATCCGAGCTTTATTGCCATTGGTTAACAGCTTATCAAAAAAACCAAAGTCTGCTTTCTCAAAAGGGAATAATATAACTCTTTTGCCATACAATGTATTCATCCTGAGAATATCTCCGCTCCATTTATTGTGAATGTTAAAGATGTATTGGCGGAAGCTCTAACAGCTAAGTTACCTCCAGAATCTGTCAAATAAAGACCTGTAGCATCCCCTCCCCACCCAAAATTGAGATACAAATAATCGTTTGCTCCAATACTTTTATCGTATAAAATAGCAGTAGTCGCATCATAAGTTGTCCCATTATTATCAAGAAACACCCTAGCAGTAATAGCCCCCCCTGTCGTGTTACAGATTATTATCTGTTGAATAACTACAATCTTACCAGCAATGCCTGAAAGGGCAGAAACTGCTGAAGTGGTCCCTACAACTTGTGCTAAATGTTTTCTGATTAATCCCATTACTTTTCAGACTCCTCAGTATAGTGAAGTTGAACGCTGTGTATTTTCACCCTAGAGCTAGGGGTGTTGTGTTCTATCTTGATACCTATTTCATTGCCCCTACCAATAGCGCTATCATCTTCCATTAAAGTTGGGGCATCAATTCCTTGGTCATAGTTATTTAAATTGCTTCCTATTGTGGTACGATCAATGATCAAACTTGAACCATCAGTCTCCGCAGACCCGACATAACGAAACTTAGTATAATTAGAAGGCAAAACATCTGGGTGGTCAAAAACAGTGACATTAGAACGAACAAGCAATGAAAACAAACCTGCAACTGTGTCATTCACTGAATCATAAATTAAAAACACACCATAATCTTTATTCGCTGCTTTTGCTCCAGTATCTAAACCATTAGCCCCACTATTATCAATATCGATAGTAACACTCACATTCTCATGACGTTTGCCGTCAATAAATATTGAATCTGCCGTCACCGTCACAGTGCTTGTTGAGGCCACTGTCACCACTAAATTATCAGGGTCACCAATAGTTGTTGTTGAAACTGTTTGTGAATTGTTTACTTCTTCACCAGCAAAGCCATTCCTATATTTAGTGAATATGGTAGTGTCTTGATTCGTTTCAATCAAAGCTCTCAATGATTTAATAGATTTATTAGAAAAAGGAAATTCACTTCCAAAATAGGGGAATTCAACCCTAAAGTTTATTGCGTCTAAGTTATCTAAGTATTTCGAGCTATCAAATTTAAATATTCTTCCTTCACTTGTTCCAAAAAATAAATCACCGTTCTTATCCTCCAACCAAGCTGTTGGCATCTCATGAAAACGATAAATCCCTACAAAGTTCTGGTGTTTAAAACTATAAACAAGCGTTAAGTTATCCCTCTCCTCTGTTCCGTTAAAAGAAATTAGATATTGGTTTAATCGATTAAAAACCGATCCGCCCATGTTATGAACAAAGTTAATACTGCTAGAATTATTAACCAAACGACGATATAAGTTGCCTGTATTTTTTGTTAAATCTTGGACATCTAATTTAGAAGTTGCGGTAGCCGCCGTTAATAATTTGATGCCTGTTCTAGTTGTAAAAATAATATCAGAACCTAAAACGCCGAAAGCATGAGAAGCATTTAACCCAACAGGAATCACTTGTTGCAACCTAATGCCCTCAAAAGTTGTAGGCACATCATAGATGACAGTGAAGTTGATACAAAAAATAACAAGCAATGATTCCCCTAAAGTCGCAAAGTTAACCACTCTATCTGTTTGATTAATCACTTTTTTTAAGTCGATCTGAACGAAATCATTGTTAGCACTCCAAGCTGTTGCGCTAGTAGCATCATCAACACGGCTCATATAAACTTTAAACCCTGTGTCGGCTAAAATAAGTCTGTGATTGTGGGTATGACAAGCCACTATATTTGTTGGCTCCGCACTATCTGAGCTTAAAGCCGCTACAGTGAAAGATTGGTTAATTTGTCTGATTGTCTTATCGGCAGCAACTGCTATCAACAAGTCATTAAACATGGTAAAATCACCCACCTCGGAGGTAGTGTCGGCAGAATTATACGCTTTAACTGGAGCATTCGAGCCATTAAGGTACCAAACCCCATCGGCGGTAGTAAAAAAAATATCAGAGTCTAAATCGCTCCATACCGCTTCATACAGCACCTTTATTGATTCGCTAACAGTGCTAGACATATCTGAGCTATTAACCTTAGTTAACCCATCACGCTGCACAATAACGTCTCTTCCGTCTTCAGTGCGGTCAAGGTAACCATTAAGAAGATCCCATAACCAAGTCATTGACATATTGTATTGACTACCGTCTCGGTTTATCCCCTGGTACTGATTTAATATAACTTTTTTGTCTGGCATTACTATTGCCTCACTTAATATAATTAAAACTAAACATAGCCGGCTAAAACTTCCCATCCACTAACACTTTATTGGAATTAGGACTGCGATGAATCCGTTTCATTTGGTCTAGAAACATCCCTCGACCAAACACCTTCTCTTTGTATTCTTTAAATTCATCATTGTGGCGATACTGCAAAGTTCTAAAGGTCCCATAGTTGACTAAGACAGTCCGGTCAAACCCTTCAGGAAACCACGAAGTTCCGGCTGCTGTTGCGGTGCTAAGAATAGCAGGGATCTTCCAATGGCGATATTTGACTGTCTTAGTGGCGTTAGCGGCATTCGCAGTATTGATAAAGTCATAGCTCCCCTTCCACTCGAAAACGCCAATAGGGTCACCTGAGCTTGTCCTAGTGGGGTACAATCTATCTATCTCTTGCGGGGAATACCATCGCAACTGCATTTTCTGGTCATAAATAAAACTATTCTTATCAACCTCATTTAAATCACTTGCTTGAGGATAGGAGGCAGTACCGTCAGCTAAGGTAATGGTTCCATCTTCTTCTAATGGTCGCCATTTATCATTCACCCCTATGTCATAAATCCCATCTTGAATGTACTGCCATATCTTGTAGTTTAACCCCGTTAAAGCAGTGAGAGCTGTTGACGTTCCCAACCCATTATTCAACTGAACTTCCTGAACTAATTGAAGGGCGCTTAATTTAGCCATTATTTCACTCCTTTAAGAGTCTGCAAAAGCGGCTTTAGTCTAGCCATCTTCTCTTGATTCTTCTTTAAATTAGATTGCAATTTCTTGTTATCCATATCTTGTATGAGTTTATTGACTGCATTCAAAGCATTAGCGGCCTTCTGGTCTACATTGCCAACCTGACGTTCGAGTTTTAGGAAATTAAAGAATTGCTCAACTCGATTTAATATGAATTTCAATGTCTCCATCTCAGTAACATGAAATCTCTCATCAGTGCTTTTAATCTCACCTAATCTTGAATTGATTAATTGCTGAAGTTTACCGACTACTCCACGCTGTTCTTTAACCGAATCCAAATAGAAAGCGTTAAACTTACGAATGATGATAGCTAACTCATTTTTAACCTTATTAACCTCATCAAGTTTATGCAAATTCTCTAAATTCTTAATCCCTTTTTGGAATTTATCAAACTCAATTTTATTTAGCTCGCTCATCACATTATCATGTTTGTTTTGAATAGCTTTCACTTCATCCATAACAGCCTTGATATTTTGAGTGGGGTCAACTACGACAATACTTTTAACTATTGCGCTTAATTCATTGAATCGACTAATCATTTGGCCGTTCACCATCTCAACCATCTTATCATTGCTATTGAATAGATCGTCCTTCATGGTCTTCAATACTTTCTCCATGACTTCAGGATGAGGGATATTATCTAAATTTTCTTGTAGTCCAGCCATTTTCAACATCAACTCGCCTTGATAATCAGCGTTTTGTTGTATAGTGTTCCAAATAGTCCGCACTTTATCCGTCTCTTCTTTAATACTATTCAGCTTACCAAAACTATTCTCAACCGCATAGGTCGGCGTTCCTTCTCCATCATCCCAAACCACGTACAAATCTAAATGGTGATCTACAGAAAAATTAGTCGCATAAACCCCAGAACTGCCTAACTCAGTGACATTGGTGGTTGATCTTGCAGTATGCTCTGACCCGTCTGAAGCATTGTAAAGAGTGTAGCCAACAGTAGATAACCCACTGGCCCCACCTCCGAAATCAACACTGTGGTATCTAGTTAATTTAGCCATAAATATCCTTAACTAACGTCCGCTATAGTATTGTCTTCAGGAACAGTAGCGGCTTCTCTAGCAACCTTGTTCTCTCCACGAGTTACGGTATTAATGATGAATCGTTTAATCACTAGCCTTGCCCATTGGGCTTGTGTGTACAATGGTGTGCCCTCTGAGTCTTTAGGGATAGGATACACTACCTCAAAAGCATTTAAAACCCTAGTCACTTTAGCGTCCGGAATAGTAATCGTCATCTCTGCCGCTTGGATTTCTTTACTACAACCGACAATGGCTCCTGCTAATATTAATCCTAAAACTAGCTTCCTCATAATATGGTCTCCTATTGAACAATGTTGGGGTCTGGCTCAGCCGGAACAACCGCTTTAACGCTTTCCCTATACTCGTAATGTTGAACGGTAGCTATAATTTCTTCTTTAAGCACTTTCTTCACCCATTGAGCTTTAGTATATATAGGGTCACCATTTGGGTCTTCTGGGATAGGGTACGTACTTGCATATGCATTTAAAACCCTATTCACATGCTCATCTGGAACTGTAAGGGTGAATTCCGCAGCATACGCTAATGAAACGCAAGCAACCAAAGCAACTAAACACAATAATTTTGCCCTCATCAAACCTCCTAATTGTTAGACCTTGAAATTTCAATATAATCATTATCCGCTTGAACAAACAAAGTCAGCACATCGTCAAGACTAGCTGTCCAGGCAGCACTTAAGTTAAAGTTCCCACTGTCAGCAATTGTACTTGAATTAGTGTTAGAGCCTCCAATAATGCGAACAATCTGCCCCACTGTGGGATTATCCAAATCAGTGATTGCTGTGGCTCCTGTATTCGCTGAAGTGGTAAACACATTCCCGCCTGACACATCCGGAGTCACATCATCAGCAGCAATTGTCCCCGTCGCTTGCACTAAAGCCCCCTGAATAGTTGCATCATTGACCGTTAAATTGTTGCTGCCATCGAGCACGGTTAAGTTATTAAAAGAAAGGAACTCATCCCACCCCGTACCAAACACTTCAATGAATGTGGCATTCTCCGTGCCGGCTGTAAAAGACTCTGATCTTATACCAACGAAAGTGTCAGCATCATTTGTGCTACTATCAGGGTCGATATTAATAGCAGCAACCGTGTCAGAAGCGTCTGCGTCATCACCTAACGTAAAACGCAATTCTATACCATTCTTGTCGTTTGTGGCTGTAGTATGCGTTAAATCAATACCATTATACTGCGCATCACTGCCCGTCGTATTATCTATGTCTAATTTACCTTGGTTAGGTGTAGAATCAGTTATCCCAATGTTTTGGTCATCCGTTATTGTCATTATTTCCGTAGACGTAATCATGAAAGCAATATCACCGCTAGATGAAGATTTAATAAACCTGATATCTCTAAAAACAGGAGTACCAGAATCTCCAAATTGGAAATATTGAGTTGCAACACTACCATCAATAGTGAATGTTAGGCCGTCGTGGAATATAAGTCCTCGTTTGGTCGTATCACTCCACATGGTAAAAGTAGTCTCTTCCCCGTTGCTTACGCCCAAATCTAAGTTTCTGGAAAAGAACCCGTCACCATCTTCATCCACTGTGAATTTAGGCGTGTTAGAAGCTTGCGAACCTACTGCAACGCCAAATAACTGTTGGCTAGAAGGAACACCCCCAGCAAGACCAGTGTCAACCAACACCTCAAACATAGGGTCAGTTACTGCGGCGGAACCAGTCTTAGCAGTTTGCAATAGCAATTGGTCGTCTACCGCGTCATTGTACATTAGAGACCATTCTTTCGAGGTACCATACCAGAAATTGACATCTGATTGCATATCCATACCAACGCCCCAAAAGATGTCTGTAACACCTGTCCCCGAGGACACAATTGGACGATTAGCAACAGTTTCCATATCCCATATCAATTGTTCGTTATTAGTCCCGTCAACACCAAGAAAATGGATAACGCCTGAACCAGAAGTGAGAGCTAAAGCACCTGAAGAAGTCCTAAGAATACCATTCGTCCCGTCATGCTCTAACCTAACATTCTTTGTCCCCGCTGTTTCATATAGGCGAAGCAATCCATCGGCATCAAGTCTGGCTCTTAGATTCCCAGCGTTCTGAAATTCAAAGAAGTCACCATCAAATGTCCTGCCCACCGTATTCCCATCTTGCCAATCTTGAGCGGCAAATAACTCAATGAGGTTTTGAGTCCCATCACTTGCCGTGTTCGCTTGGTAACCTGATAGGATACTTGCGCCTGTAGCATCCACATCAGCGAATATTACCTTAGAATCAGTAGCATGCGCCCCACCAACAAAAGCTTTAGAATTAGCACCGGTTGATGACACATTGACATGAAGACCCCAGTTATAATCTCCTTGTATGTCTGCAAAGATAATATTCGAGTTAGTCCCCCCAGTTTCATTTGCCGACAAATAATCCACTGTACCTAAGTGTTGAATCCTGATCGTGTCACCCGCCCCCGTCTCTGAAACCACTAAAGTTTTGTTAGTTCCGATTTGTACGTCATTATTGATATCAAATCGGCTATTGTCCTCGTCAAATGTTATTGTCCCGTCACCGCTCTCACCATCAAATGAAAGAACATAATCAACCCCAGCCGCACCTGCGCCAATAGTAACTGACCCTGACCCTACTAACCTTGGGTTAATTACCAGATTAGTACCATCATATCCAATGCTAGCGTCTTGGGATGAACCAAAAATAACATCGTCATTGTCACCATTTAAGAATAAATCCCCAATCATCACAATTGAAGAAACGTCAATAAGGCTATCGAAATTAAATGCAAGCGAACTAGAATCCGCATCAATAGAAGTAAGTCCAGTGATATTGCCTTCATTGAAACTCATATCTCCAGCATCACTGATAGTTACGCCACTGTTTTGTAAAAGCGTCCCAGTTGCACCATCAAACCTTGCGATTGCGTTGTCTGTGGAAGAAGCTGGGCCAGTGACTAACGAAGCCTCTCCAGTTGATTCATTAATCCATTTCCCTGAAGCTAAATCATAAGTAATGATATCATCATCTGCAATACTAGTGAAATTAGTATCTCTTAATCGAGACATCTTATCGTAAGTCGCTCTAGCCTGGCCAAAAGCAACACCAGATAAATTAACCAACAATAACAATGATAATATAAATCTCATTAGTAAGGCCTCTTCTGATAGATATAATGAGCGTCATTCCACATAGCAAATTTCCTATCTTGGTTTCGGACGTAATACTTCTCTTCAAATCCACATTGAGATGCAATATTTTTGATGACCGCCCCTGATAGAAAGACATGACGCTCTCGGTAATCCGTGAAATGGCCAAAAGCTCTTGGGCCAAGCTCAAACAATAACTCTGGGCAAGGATGAGTAATCACTAGAACGCCCATATCGTTTAACATGCCAAAGGCTTTTTTTAATGCGGCAATCGGATCGCCAATCGACTCTAGCACATGACCTAAATGAATGACATCAAACTTTTCTTGAAATTCAAAAGTTGCGAAATCATCGGTCATGTAATCATTTGGAATAATGTCAACCCCTGTAGTTATCCAACCCTTCTTCTTTAAACTTTCCATCATGACAGGAATGGTAAACCCGACATCTAAGAATTTACGCCCATAAGTTAAATGTGAGATTTGGCCAAAGTAAGTGCGAACAAAATAATCAAGTCTTGGCTCAATCTCTTTCATTTTAAACCACTTAGCTACATAATCGGCATCGAAAACGGCCTTGTCTAAACCTTGAGTATGGAATACAGTACCACAACCACAATGATACCATGTAACCATCGTATCAGTAGAATCATGGATCTTATGGTTAAACACCTGCTCATTCTTACAAATGGGGCAATGAACTGCCTTTTGTGCGGCATCGGCCATCACTTTATTGACATCCACATCAACCTTCTTAATTTCTTTCTCAGCAACTTCAGGCACAGCTTAATTCCTCTTTAGATTTTTCATAACGAAAGACTTCATCCAACATTATGATCTTATTTAATTTATCGATGACTTGTTGTGGGGAAATCCCATAAGCATTACAAAATGGGGCATACATCTCTGAATCAGTAGGGCACTGAACAGAAGCATCATAAATCAATCGGTAACATGGGGCGCATGGGACATCGGATTGGATGCTGTGATCATTTTTAAAGTATTTGGTGATATTGGTTTTAGATACTGAAGTGAGCAATCCGATTTTAGGTAAATCGTAAGCACCAGCGCAATGGAGAATGCCAGTATCAGGGGATACCATAGCAAATGCGTGACTGACCATGCACATAGCTTCTCTAAAATTCCATCTATTTGACTTCCAAACCACTCTCTCATGTCTTAATGTCTGCTCTAATATCTCGCAACCTTCATCTCCTACCGTGATAAATACAACATCCTCATGCTTATTAAGTATTTCTGACATTACAATGTGAGTGTATGGGTAACTCTTATGAAGAGCCGACCCTGACAAACCCCACACAATCAATTTCTTTCCTATAAATTGCGAGCGAAATTCTGTGTTATTAACTTCCTCTTTTTCTGTAAAGAATACTTCAGGGCGCATTGTTTCATGTGAAACCTTTACAGGAACTTTAGCGAAATTAAACGTCTCCTCATAATAGTTCTTGTTGGCTAAAGCTTTACGCTCCTCTCTATCATAATTATACATTGGCTGTGATGGATGGAATGCCAAGTTACATTCAATGCTTTCACATAGATCAATGAACCGACCGCATTCATAAGTCTCTTGAATCACTTTAAAGTGGTCCCTAAGCTTAGTGACGTGAACACTGTCTTTTTTATGAAGGATGAGTTTATCAATATGAGGATTGTGACTAAAAATCTCCATCCCACGCTCTGAAGTAAGAACGTAGATTTCATGTCCTTGCTGTTTTAGGTGTCGAATCAATGGCGTAATAATAATGCAATCGCCAAAAGCACCAATCCTCGCAATCAATATGCGTTCTTTCACCTACAAAACCCTCGCTGCAATAAGCTTTCAAATAATTCTTTAGCGTGCTTCTCTCTTGAGGTTCCAACATCCTGAACAAAGTCAGCACAAGTCGAGTTACCGCAATGCTCTGGCCTATCCTTTCTGAAGTTCCATCGCCCTTCTTTAATGAACCTGTCCCGCTCACTAAAATCATAGATGAATTGTTTACCGCAATAGTGGCACTTCAAATGCTCTGACTTCTTGCCATCCTTCTCAACCAGCTCGTAATTAAGACGGGGCTTGTACCCTTTCTTAATCAACTGCTTATTAGATAGTTGTTTCCATCCTCTAATAACAAATTCCATGTCTATTCCTTATGGATTAGGGCCTTTATTACGATTCACATTAGCTTTTCTACTATCTGCAATAGGCTTCTTCATAACACCCTGCATTGTCATCTTGGGATTCATGGATTTAATGGCACTCACACCCATAGCTGATATACCCATACTGTCTTTAGGCGTAGGCCCTCTTTTAATCTGATTCATCATAACCATAATTTTATCCTCCTTTAACCGAATACTGCTTTTTTCTTTTCTGCATCCGTCAACTCTTCAAAAGTTTTATTGCCAAACTTAGGAAATCTTTTAGGCTCATCACTGACTTTAATCTTGGAAGCCCCACTACTCGGCATTCTCACTACTCTCTTTGATTTATTCTTTGATGTAAACATTCCTTCCATCGTCTCTTTTTCAGCTTTTCTTTTATCTTTAAACCCTGGCATATTGGCCTCCTATTTTTTGAATATTAAATGATAGTCCCCAACGCAAATAAACGACTCACAAGAATTTCTCACTTTATAAACACATTGAAATCCCCTTCTCTCAACTTCCTCTATAAAACAGTTTCTATCCCATAAGATATGGTGTTCATAAATATGCCAATGTCCCCAAGCATAGAGATTAGCGTAATCGATAAAGAAAGGATCTGGCATAGCAATAAATAATAAACCTCCATCCGTTAGAAGGTCATAACATTTTTCTACTGCTCGTAATGGGTCCTTGAAATGTTCAAACACATGAGAAGCCCATATCACATCAAACTTTTCATTTGTGTCGAAAAATTCGAAATTGGCTTTAATGAAATAGTTGTTTTTAAATCCCCTAGAAGAAACATCCATCCCATAGGTTTTATAATTTGGGTTGAATTTGTTTAATAAGAATTCATTGATGCTACCAATCTCTAGAAAAGAGCCTCCTGGCTTCCCGTAAGAACTTAACATTGGATAATACCTATCGGCATAATTCTCTAATAAATCTTTAACCGCATCCGTATCATATTTATCTTCATACCCTTCATCGTAATTAGCCAACTTCATGTTAGACCAATCCGTATAATAGATATTACGGCAGTTGCAGAAAGAATACCCACGATCACAAATGACATTATGGACTTTAGGGTCTTCAATGTCAGGGGCCGTACCTCTAACTACGATAGGTTGTTTTTGATTACAAAGCGGGCACTTCTGAAGCACCCTCTCACTGAAGTTCATGTGTGCGAGCATTATAGGCTTTCTCCACGTTTCTCATTATCTTTGATAGATCGAAATAAACACATACCGGCAATCCTCCCTTTGAAGGACAACCTACGAAACGATAAGGTCCACGATTGCAAGGAGAACACCTAGCAGGGGATTGTAGTGATAAATCGTTTTCACAATAATTGGGGTGGTTTCTTAGACTTGATGAAGTCATTAATTGTATAGTGGGGGTACCATGAATATTAGAAGCAATCATCATACCGCTTTCATGGCCAATGGTTAGATTGACATGCTTGGCTAAGTGCATCACTTGTCTGAAGGGCCACTTCCCCTCTAAATTGATAATTCTTTTTCCTGCCAATGAATACTTCTTACTTGATTCATCGCCAGTTGTTATCAGAACCGCATCAGAGTAACTTTCTAGGATCATGTAGATCAATTCTTTAGCTTGAGTGAATTTCTTCTGTAATGAAGAACCCGCTAAATTGATCAATACCACAAACTTATCTTTTAATTCTTTCTTAGTTAACCAATCTTCAATGATCTGATTTTCCTTATCATTAAAGAATAACTTACCATGCTGTGTGCCGACTTCTTCATCAAAACCCGCTTCTAAAGTCATCGCATCATAATAATTAACATCGCCACGTTTACGCCTATGGATATCATCCATGTAGTAATCAGGCATGTCCTCCATCGCGATGTACTTCCTTTCTAAAGAATTCACTAGGTTAAGAAAGAAGTCATAACCTTCTGAGATGGCATTCCAATGGGCGGCAAGACGATTAGGGGAGAAACGGTTCTGCCCATTATCTAATGGGTCAAAATAGATCAGATTATCAATATCAGGGTTCTCCAATAACACCTGGTACCCTTTATGATTAGTTTCAAAGGCCACATAATCATAACCTTTGCTTTTAAAAAGAGAGGGAAGGTGAGAGCAATGTAAAACATCACCGTAAGCGCCATAGCGGCTTATTAATACTTTTTTCATCGTCGCACCTTCCCGCGTTATTTAGTCACTACCAGTGACGTAATCT